AATAAACCCGACCTAGAACTTAATTATATCTGGGTGATCGGTACCAGAGCAAATTACATAACAAACCTTTTATATTTGTGCTCTGAATTTTTATGCGAGATGTGGTTTCAAGACACACTGGATCGGATTACAATCCCTAGAACGAATTTTACATTTTTCAACCATTGGGTCTCCCCTCGCTTAGCTGATTGGCATGCTTCCATTGAAGCCTCACAACAAAAATATTTCCAATCAGCTCTTCCATTATTATTAACAGCTGCTGAATCGTTTATCCCTGGACAAATTACAACACCAATTAATTATTCTCCTGTCCCTGTGGATTCTTATGTTATGAAAACGAAACCAGCTGGCCAATTTATCGTGGTCTCTTCACCAGCAATTTTTCAGAGACCGGTTGGCATTTTTCAGTTTCATTTAGCCTTACAAATTCGTAACTTGGCGAAAGCTGAGTTTTTAGAACCCTGTGAAATACTAGGCTGTACTCCCTATAACACTAAATGTGATATTGTCGGTCCCAATTGGACTGATGCATACGAGAAAATGTTTCCCGAGATGCGCCGCAGACTCATATCTTTTGATCCTGATCTATATTCAGGTGATCGTTGGAAAATGTCCAGAAAAGAATGGGTAGCTCATTTTAATGCTAGCATGCAAAGAAAGCGTGCTCAAGAAGCGGTTAATAAGCACTCAGAGGATATGCTTTATCAGAAATCAACAATTTTTTTAAAATCAGATGAAGTACTCGCACCAAAAGAACTTAATTTGTTCACACATGATGACCAACCGATTGTTGGCATGGGAGTTAAAGCTCGTCTAGTTAAAGCTGTAGATCCTACCATTCAAGCCTTCTGCTGTATAGGTATGGACCGTGCTATGAAGACCTTAAAAACTATTTGGAGAGATCCTTTTCTGTTTGCGAATGGATGGGAAGTTCTCCTAGCTGTCGGTTCGGGTAAAAATGCTTCGGACCTGGGACAATGGTTTACTGAGTCTTTAGACTGGGTATCTTATTCCCCCAAAAGAGCCGCTTTTATTATGGCTGGGGACGATACGTTTTTTATTGCTAATGTTCCGCAACCTGATGGAACATCAAAACTCATCTTCGGAGAAATGGATTTCTTGAAATATGATCGTACTCAAGGTGTTCATGCCTTAATGTATGAAATGAAAATCCTACGAATGATGAAGTTTAATGAACAAACTTTAGTTGGACTCTATGGCTCTATTACTTCTCCTGCAGTATATGAAGAGAAATCTCTCAATTTCAAGAAGAAAATAGTGATGCCTATCCAACGTGCCACCGGAGGTCCAGACACGACTTTTGGTAATACCTTAAATAATGGAACTACAATTTGGAGTCATTTTTATGATTGCCATGGTACCGTTCACTTTGATCAAATCCCTAAAACACAAGCTCAATTTGGCTTTGAATCGAAGTATAAACAGTCCGACTCATTCGTTGGAGTAACTTTCTTGAAAGGCTCCTGGTTTCCAGTTGGATCTGAATATGTATGGCTGCCGCTCCCGTCGCAAGCTATCAAAATCGGAAAAATATTGTCTAATCCGCTTGAAATTTACAAGACTGACAGTGTCCCCGAGGCCTGGAGGAAAGCTGCATACAGTCTTGCAAAAGGTCTTGGCGATATTCCGTTTGATTATCCAATTTTGGGTGATCTCGTGCAATTTTATCTATCTATCGGAATCGAAAACGACCGAGTTGAGAAAGAGAGCTTTTTAAAACCACAAGTAACTTATATTCCTGGCTCTATGGATAGTGCATTCATGTCTCATTTTTTATTAACCCGTTATGGGATTACAGCCGACGAAGTACAACTTTTAAAACAACAATTGAGTGCCGTCAGAAACTGTTATCCCCCTATTCTTTTGCCCTTTAATACTCTTTGGCCGAAACTTTGGTCTGATTATGAGTAGGGGCTAATTTGGCCCAGCTGTTGAGAGGTAGGTAGCTGAGGAGAGAGAAGGAAAACTCTAGCGAAAGAACCCGGGGCTTTACCCCCTCGTATTATCTAGGCCTTTGAAAATTATTTCCACAACACGATGTCTTATTTTTTCACAGAAATTGACCGAGCAATTAACTTTATCCAGGAAAAGGATGGACCAGAAGTGGCTGAATGGGTCCGCATGATGCTAGACCCTCTCCACCATAAAATGCAAGGAAGAACAGCAGTGGGCCCACCATCTAAAACAGGAAAGCCTGTTTTGGTTTATGCGGATACTAGGAATATCCCTATTTCAATTCCCACTGCCTTCGATGCAACCCAGAACTTTTCCATTTGCCTCCAGATTTTTGAAGATCAGTACATCACTCAATATGCGCCTCACCTGCGCGACCAAAATAACATCACCCCTACTCCAGGAGGAACTGCGCTTAATCATGGCGGTGTCCTCATAACTTATCATCAAGGAGCCGGTGACTTTCTTTGGTCCACACCGTATAGTCCTACGACTGTTCTAGGACCTCAAGACGGTCTTTCCCAAACCCAAGGCTCGGTTGAAAGTTTAGCCATGGTCACACAAGTTACAATGTACAATGATACTCCTATGTTGACCATTGGCGGACCATCTTTCTCCGCGCGCCACAATGAACGTTGTAGTGACGAAACTACAGCCTACACTTATACGAATGGACCGGCCGGAGTTGCTGGAGCGATTCAGTGTCATGAAGAGTTCATCTATCCCCAGAATGAAAACCAACTTGCTGCCCTTCCCGGTTATACCCAAGGTTTAGCTAAAGATGGTTCAATGGCGATCTCTTGTTGTGATCCGTACACAGAGATGTCATTACCTGATTTTACTCATACGATATATGAGACAGGCATTCCGGTTGTTGAACCTAACACTTTCCCTGTTATGGGACCCTTGATGCGAACATCAACGGTGAATCCCACAACTGCTGTCCCGGTGTTCCGTTCGTGTGGCTCAGGTATTCGTCCCGTTCAAATCCGTTGGGTAAATGTTCCCCCGCAAACTACAGGGAATGTTAGGATTGATCGAATTGTTGCAACTACTTGTGCGTCAGGTGTTGCTGCTCAAATTGACCAAGCTTCATTAGTCCGAAAGGCTACTCCAAGATGTAGTAGAGCGATGAATTTTTTGGCTTTGTTATTGCGTTATGCTCCTGCGATGCAACCTTCTTCAGCGAATAAAAATTTTTCCTGGTTGAAAGAGATGTTTTCCCGGGCTGGACCCGAAGTCGCAGATGTCCTTGGGGGCATTCCTCATCCATTGGCACAGGCTGGCTCGATGGCTCTTCAATTTTTAGCCCCTCGTCCGGCAACGATGGGTACTAAGGTTGGAGCGCCGGCTCCTATGCCGAGGAATGCGCGCCCTCCTCCTCCTCCACCGATGGGAACTCGTCGACCTTACCGTCAGACAGCGAGTAAGATGCTTACGAACCCCACGCAACCGAATCGAGGACTCTTTGACACGCGAAATTGGGCACAAACGAACCAGCGAGCGATAATGACTCAAGTTCAACCTGTGACAAAACAAACGCTTAAGAACCGATCAAAACGCCAAAGACAAAAAACAAATCGTGCCGCGACTCCTTTTCAACGCGCCGTGTATCCTAGCTTTCCTGGCGGTGGGTATACGATCACTAACGTCTAAAAAAACAAAAATACAAAAAAAGAAGAAAACAAAAATACAAAAATATATCTAAATATTAATTTTCTATCTTATTATATATCTTATTATGTATCTCCGTCTTATGGAAATAATGCTCAAAGCCGACCGCGTTTAAGCCGTTGTCTTTAGGAAGTGTTCCGAAAGACTCATAAAACTGGTAAAGAGTTTTGTGATGGGAAATACGAAGTTTCCCG